CGCTATCGACCACAGATCAAAACATTGTGCTGAGCCTCGACATGACCAGTATTTGCACGGTAGTTAAGAACTTTGTAGTAGGAACGCCAGCGACCGAAACACAGACGCTGATTGTGTCGGGCATTAGCCACAACATCACACCCGGCAGCCATATTGTGTCGTTTGTTTACGAGTCCACAGACGGAAATCAGTATTTCACGCTTGGGGACGCCATATTCGGTACTCTTAGCACAACCAATCTTTTAGCCTTTTAAGGGGAGACAATCATGGCAACATTCGGAACATACGTATCGGGGCAAATTTTAACAGCGGCCGAGCTTAATGCTGGGTTACCGTTGTGCGTCATTGAAAACACAGCAGTAACTTTGACAGACGGAGTTAATACTGACATTGCTTTTACAAGCGAAGTTGTTGACCCTTACGGCTGGCACAGCAACTCGGTAAACACTTCGCGCATTACGCCAAACATTGCAGGCACATATTTATTTACATTGGTAATTAACAACGTGTCAGGCACAACTCGCGCATTAACAGGACTATTCAAAAACGGGGCAGCAACAAACGTGCCAATCTTTATGGATACACCAGGCACAATTGACGACTTTACCGTCTCTGGTTATGCAACAGCCAACGGCACAACTGACTATTTTGACATGAGAGCGCTGGTAACTGGTGCTACTAAAACAGGTGTAAGAGCACAATTTTCTGCACAAAGAATTGCATCGTGAAAAAACCCCTGATTCTATTGGTTTTTTTAGCATCGCTCAGCGCTTGCGCTGATCGTGAACGCCTTAATTGCCCACCAACAAAAAACAAAGCACTACGCGGAGTAACCGAAACAATCACCCCAACAACACCAGCCCCTGCCTATGGCACAGGCGGAAAGTGCGTATGAAACCAGACAACAGACACACAAACGAAGAAATCAAAGCACGTCTAATTTTTGTCGTAGCCATCGGTTTAACACTTGCTTTTCTTGCTTCTATCTTGGCTCTGCTTTACGGCTTGCTATTTGTGACACAGCCTCTTGATGTCAGCCCTAATGACGATGCAGCCTGGTCTGTACTGTCGCCAATGCTCGCCACCCTTACTGGCGGGCTCTTGGGGGTATTGGCAGGTAATGGTTTGAAGAATGGCCCTAAAGAGCCACCAGCACCATGACCGTTAGACCGTACCCGTACTACCCATCATGGGATGGCAAAGGCACACAACCCGTCACCGCAAAACTTGTAGAACTGTGCAAAGCGCGCTGGGGTATGACCTCACTAGGCACATACGCCAACCGCCCAATGCGAAACAACGCAGGACTATCCGTACACGCCACCGGCTTTGCAGCAGACCTTAAATACAAAGACGAAGCACAAGCACGTATTATCTGGGACTGGTTCCTAGCTAACAGCAAAGCTCTTGGATTGTGTGAGATGCACTGGTACGCCTATGGTGCTTACGGCGCTGGCTATAGATGCTCTCGAGGCGAAGGCAAGGCAGGTGTCAAGATTTTTACAGCTGATGACAATGCAGGCTCTTATCAGGGCTCGCCTAATTGGCTGCATATTGAGTTGGCTAAGCAAACGCCGGAGCATTTTGAGGCACAGTTCAGAGCTCTAAAATAGGACTCTCAGACACTGTTTGAGCAGTGCTGAGGCTAGGTGGTGGATACTTTGTTTCCATTGGGTATCCACCACCGACTTCTCAAATTGTGTATAGTCACACCAGCCACTCAAATGGCAGAAAGTCAGGGAACATGACAAAACTAACCAATGGATATGAGCCAGCGTTTGACTTTACAGTGGACATGGCCTACGGCAAAGCTGGCGAGGCTGAACTAGTCGAGTTTTTTGACGCGGTACAAGGCGCTCAGATAGAAGTCAAAAGCGACAGGTATCGCAATGGCAGGATGGCCGTTGAAACCCAGCAGAACCCGTCAGGGCGTGGCTGGCAGGACTCTGGCATTAACGTGACGACAGCCCAGTGGTGGGCATATCGTTTTGCCCCCGGTGCTTTTACCTTGGTGTCTGTCCCCAGGCTTAAAAAGTATTTACGCCTTAACCGTGACGTGCTACAAAAGCGCGACTTTGCTGCAGGCTCTGAAAACCCCTCTAAGGGCTTTGTGCTGATGCCTGAGCAGGTGCAGGAACTGATGACTGACGACTGGTACGACTAATGACCGATACACAGTTTATTTACAGTTTCATAATGGGATGGGTGTCATGCTGGCTATGGCTCAAGATGATGGCGAACCGCCCATGATACCGACATGGGGCTATGTGGCTCTAAGGTCTAAAGATAAGAAAACTATGGTGCAGGTGTTTACAGACTTGTCCACAGGCCTGATTGTTTATACCCAAGTCTGCCAACGTGCAGAGTCTTGGCATTCATGGGGGCCGCCTACAGAAGTTGAGAGAGTTGATTAAGAAACTTATGGCACTAACGCTTATCTTTGCCCTATCCACCCCAGCGCATGCAAGTGCAGCTGCTAACTCATGCCCTAAATGGGAACCCCTTTTGGCTCGGCATTTCCCAGCAAAGGTCGTGCCGGTCATGTCCCGAATTGCCTATCGAGAAAGTCGCTGTACTGAACGCGCACTTTCACCAGTGCGCAAGTCCACAGGACGCCCAGATGTTGGACTGCTACAGATTCAAGGCTCATGGGCTACTGTGACACGCGCTGTCTGTAAGAAACAGGATGTAGTCAAGGCACTGTTAAATGCAGAATGCAATGTCAAGGTGGCTGGCTACCTATATCGCAATGGCGGCCTAGGTCACTGGCGAGCAACATCAGGAAAATAACAAAGGAAAAACAATGGAAACATCAACAGGCGAACTAATCGCCAAACTAACTAACTTGAGCCATAACTTGGCGCTCGAGCTGCGCTTTAAGGATTCAAGCCTGGTGCTTGAGGCAGTCGGCGCTTTACATGCCCTACCTAACATCGCTGAGACAATCAGAGATGCCTGGCACCCATCGTTCAGCACCAGTGGCCCAACTAAGGGCATTACTTACTTGTCAGAGGCAAAGTTGGTGAACTCTGATGAGTGAGTACATACACCAAGACGATGCCTACGCATGGCTAAGAGACAAAGAAATACAGTTTGCAGAGGATGACTTTGCAAAAGTACAAGCTGAGCGCGACGTGTTAAAAGCAAAACTTGCTGAGTTACAAACAGAGTTAGACCGCATTACAAAGGAATACGCACGTGGACAGTGAACTATCTACAGCCTTATCAGCGCCATTTCCTAAAGAGGTTGAAAAGCAATTAGACAAAGGTGGCGCGACCCTTACTTACATTCCAGTAAGTGAAGTAATTGTCAGGCTAAATCACGTCTTTGGCATTCTTGGATGGTCATACACATTGGTTAAATGTGAGCGCGATGTCCTAGACCCGGACTTCCTAGTAGCTCATGTCTCTATGACTGTTGGCGACATCACTCGAGATGGTGTAGGTGGCCAAAAGATTAAACGTATGAAATCTGGCGACATTGTGGACTTGGGCGATGAGTACAAAGGTGCAGTATCTGATGCCCTTAAAAAGGCTGCACAATCTTTCGGTGTTGGGCTTTATCTTGCTCGAGGACATTTAGCACCAGCGAGCATGCAGACACGCCAGCAAGGTGACACAACAATTACAGAACGCTCTGATGCACCGTCAGAAAAGCAACTATGGAAATACAAAAGCGAACTAAAAAAGGCTGGAAAATTGCCACCGCTAAATATTGACAGAATGAGCAAGTTTGAGGTGTCAAAAGCAATAGATGCGCTTGTTAATAAAGACACATTTACGCCTACATACGACGACCCAGAAGACCCGTTTTGATGCTTGACCTTTTAACGTTTGTCATCATGATTAGTGCCGTCGGAATGTGTGGATACATGCTAGGAAAAGACAAATGAAGGAATGGACACGCACAGAGGTTGAGATTTACTGCAATGGGCTATGCCCAGAGTGTTTAGGCATGTACCGATTCTGTGACCCACAATGCACAGACTGTCTAAACCGACCAGACTGGCGTAGGCCGTTACATGGCAAAACTCACTGCTGGAAAGATGGCGAGTCATACATATGCCGTAACTGT